GGCACTTCACACGGTACTGCAAATTCTAAATCAGCTCCACCCTCGGCAAAAGTCACAATGTACACCTTTGATGTGGTCGTCGCTGTGCTCAACGGCACTAACACGTCCAATGTCCATCCACCGTTCGACTTCAGATCGATTGCAGTCGAAAAAGCAGAATCCTGATAGGTGTCCATTCGAGGAGGAGCATGCGCGGAGATAGGGTTGAAAGAAGGAGTCAACGGCTTATTGGTAGCCAACCAACATCTGTCCTGCAAATAAGGTATCTCCACCTTAACTTCAGCATACCCATCAACGTCAATAATCTTAGTCAGTACGCGACCTTCACGGATTGCAAGCGGTACTCCACTAGGATCCCAAGCAAATCTCAACCTGCCCTTGTGATAACCTGATAAGCCATATACTTTAAAAGTGAGGATAATCGATCCACGCCAAAAAGTGAAAAAATGATTAAGCATGGTCATTGGCACCATTGTAAGGAGATTCAACGTGTATGTGGACGTGCCTACAGTTTTCTTCGATGAGTAATAAAAATTGGGATTGACTTGTCCCTTTAGCAATGACACGGTCGATCCAGTAGAAGAAGACCATTCACGACGTCCCAGATATGCACGTTTCTGTTTCAGGAAGGCTATCGACAACTGATCAGTCGAACCAAAGCCATAGCGTTCTCCGGATATCTCCAATTCGCACCCTGTTGTTAAACTGAGTTTCTCCATAGGAGAACTGATCTGTGAAGTTGACGTACCAAACAGCATGTGTGGACGCATCAAACTAGCAGACGCTTGTAGTGGTGGGTTTGAAAATCCAAACAATGAAGCCAGCTCCATGGAACCATTTAAAATCAGACTCGTAGCCCTAATGCCTCTACCCAGAAACGGAATTCTACTCAATAGAGCACCAGCGTATCTAATTGCCTTCCGCACTGGCCGCTCAACCAACTCAGTTTCACCAGATGTTTCCTCAGCCTGCATCTGAGGCTCATGGCACAAATCAAGGATACCCGCATATTTGGTACAATTCATCCCAAGAGTACCACTGTTCGCATAGCTCCTCGCACGCCAAAGCTCGAACCACTCTTCATAGGTGCGGAACATGGGTTTCAAATCGTAGATAACAGCACACTGCTTCGCCAATATCATGAATTCATCAAATGCCTTGACCCCGTGCATGCTCATCTCAAATGCAGCAGTTGTCAACGTAGCGGCCATCTGCTGACGTGCACTGAGAGTTTTCGAAGGTATACACACCAATAAGCTCTTATGAATAGAGGACAATTCCAAAGGTGCGCTCACACACAACCGTTTGGTCTCACCTAACATAACATATAGACCGTGATGAATGAAATTGCGTTTGACGAAACCGGTTGTTGAAAAATCTAACTTGTAAGGTGCGGCATCAGAGTTCTTTGAACCGTCCGTGAAGACGTCACCGAACTCTTCCAATTTTGTGCGTATCGTGTGCAAATTAAACCAATCTTTCCATTCAAAAGGAATACCCAAAGTATTATCATCTCCATACGTCGCAATCACTACCCGGAAGAAATCAATCAATTCGACTCCAG